CATAGAAGAAATAACAATATTTTGGTGGTTTACTGGCATCATATGAACGAGATGCAGCCCACTGAATAACCTCGAGAGGATTCATTCCTGGAACCACCAAATCATAAACACCGCTTGTTGTATCCATCTTTTTAATTCTAGATGGATCAACCTTTAATTCGTTCAATAGAATATCACGAACGATATCGACGGTTTTCTTACCCTTATATGCTTTGCTCACCTTCTTTTGATTTGAGAATACTAATTCTTCTGAGCAAAAATAAAGTACGAATGTTTGCCCTGAGTCAGAAGCAGGTTTTCTGCTGCCAGTTTTATAGATTCTAAAGATCTTTTCGATTGGTTTACCTAGAGACGGTTTATCAATAGACAATTTTAGATACTCATTACCGCAAAAGTAAAAGTTACTGAAGATGTCATGACCATCTTGAACGATGATACTTCCACTCATAACAGATGAATAGATGTCTTGGAATAGTTGCAGTTCAATGTAGATTTTTCGAAGGTCGACAGTTTGACCTCCAGAATTGATGATCTCTAGAACCTTAACATCAAAATTTTTCGAACCTGTTACGCCAATATCTTCAGCCATCACTGACTCATTAATTGTTTAAATTCTTGTTCAACTCTAGTCACATATGCAGGATCTAGTAGTTTTATTTTTCTTCGTTTTTCATTCTCATTAATCTCATTTTGATAATTTGATACTGCTTTATTTCGAGTAACAATCGTAGCAACTTGACCATTTGCAAGAGTGTTTTGTTCTGTACTTACTACCACAGAAGTATCAGCAGTTCCAGGGACTGTGCGATCAACTAGAGTCTCAGTCACAAAATTATATTCTTTATCTGAAATGATAGAGGAGACTGATGATTCGTAGAATTTTACACCATTGAAGGTAATTGTAGTTGTGATTTCCTGTTCATAATGATGAATGGTAGTTTGTGCTTGAGTGATTGTTTGATCATATTTGTTCTTTACATATTCATCAAGCACCACAGACTTCATAGGAAATTCATATAAAGGATTAACATATTTGTTGAATAATAGGACAAGCCAAGAGCGAAATGCGCTTCCGTAAATCTTGTGTGCAATAATTTCTGGTGTATCAGAATCTTGCACTTCGTATTCGAAATAGATTGCCGAGTTGTCTACAATTTCCTTTAAGAACGCAGAGCGAGCAAAGATATTTGTGACAGCTTGATTGTTGATAGTATTCTTATCAAAAGTATATACCAACTTTGGGAAATAATTAAAATATCCAAGACTAGCCATTAATAACCTTCCTCGATACGACCCTTGTGCATGAGTTCGAGCTCTTTAAATCGTAACTGCATTGAAATGTCAACTGGCATACCATCACTGAATGTTGTCCATTGACCCGCAGCTGCATAGTTAACATCGATGCCGACTAAAACGCATGAGGATATCTTATGAATATTTGTATTTTCTTTTCCATTATAAAAGAACTTAATATCAAACTCAGCAGGTGGAATAAAGAAACGACCAGATGATCCCTTCAAGAGCTCTGGTGCAGAATGAAACTTAAATTCTTTAATGATTTTGCGAATTGCTGCAGCTTCGGCTTCACTTCTGGCAGACATCTTAAAATCAAACATAAACTCTCTGTGACCTGTCTTTTGATAGAGAATTTCTACTTGTGGGTTTTGTGCAAGTCCAGCAGAGAAGAGCAATGCTTCTTTAATTCCTCCACCAAATGCTCCAGATTTTTCAGCGAGGGTTCCTGCTAATTCCATCATTGAGCCTGCACCAGCACCCTTGAGATCTGCCTTTGCGCCGCTTCCAAGAGTAGAACTGATATAGCCTTCAATTGAAGATCCAATTGCTGATGCGCCTTGACCAATAGCACCAACCATCCCAAGTGCCTCTGTCATCGAAATTTCACCATACTCATGAATGATTTGTTGATTGATAGTATCTGGCATATACATTGAGATGGTAGATTTCAATCTCTTTGTTTTACGAGATAAATCAATAGAACTTACGATTGTAGAACCAATTAAGCCACCGAGTGCACCACCACCAGCAGCAGCATATATACCAGCAACTGGACCACCTAGTTCCGCTGCGATTGATCCAGCAGCTCCACCGAGCGCAGCACCGAAAATACCACCTGCAGCTCCTTCAGCAAATAGTTGACCCATTGTACTATCGCTGATAATCTGATTTCCTGAGGCAATCTGACCGACACCAGCAGCTGCATCATTTGCGCGATTTTGATTTGCGGTCGGACCGATATTAGTTCTTTCTTGAATATTATATGAAGATTTTTCTTGCACATTGACATAGAAGGTTACATAATGCAAACCTTCGAAATTGTTTGTGCCAAGATTAATTGGGTATCGATGATCAGTGCTTGCAAACGCATTCTTAGCCAAAATTGCTAGTGGACCCTTTGCTTCGTTTGGATCTAAATTTCTTGAAACACTATTCAGCGTAAGTGGTGTTGACATTAAGTTCTTCCGAGGGGTCTAAATAAATCTATGGCTTATTCAGGTAGATACAGTCCGAAAAATACCAATAAATATTTAGGTGATCCGACAAACATCTGGTATAGATCGCTGTGGGAACGCCGAGTCATGGTGCACTTAGATGCCAACCCAAGTGTAATTGAGTGGTCTAACGAAGAGATTATAATACCTTATTTATCCCCAGTTGATAATCGTTGGCATCGCTATTTCCCCGACTTTTTTGTTCGCGTTCGAAATAAACTGGGTATGTTAGAAGGAATGATATTAGAGGTTAAACCGAAAAGTCAGGCGAAGCCTCCAGAAAAAAAGAGTAAAATTACTCGAAGATATATTAATGAGGTGATGACTTGGGGTGTGAATGAGGCAAAATGGAAGGCTGCATCTGAATACTGTAAGACTCGTCAATGGAAGTTTCAAATCATAACTGAGGATGATCTCGGAATCTAATGCCATCACTATTTGACAAATTAAGTCGAGAAATGACTGCGGCTGGCATTGCGCCAAGAAGCGCAGAGGCAAGATCATGGCTCGGCGGTAAACTCGCTAAACTTCGTATGCCTGCCGATCGCTCGAACATTTTAAACGATGCAAAGCGCATCTCACCTAAAGCATTTGTCGGTCGTATGTACACCTATCAATATGACCCTAAATTTAAAGACACTCTGCCTGTCTGGGACAAATTCCCGCTCGTTATTCCAATTGAGATGTATGCAGACGGCTTCTTAGGATTAAACCTACATTATCTCGACCCATATTCTCGTCTCATTCTTCTTGATCGATTAAGCGATTTTATCAACAATGATAAATATGACGACACAACCAAGTTTCGTTTATCTTATGATTTATTGAATAAGTCGAGACGGTATAAACTTATACAGGATTGTCTGAAGAGATATCTACTTACTCATATCGTTTCTTCGATGATATACATCGAACCAAGTAATTGGGAAACGGCAATTTTTCTACCGACACAAAAGATGGTATATAGAAAGTAATGGCATTTAATGTAAATCGATTTATCGCACACTTCGACGCTCAAGACGGATTTGCAAAGTCCTCAAAGTTCGATGTGCTCTTAAATGTTCCTTCTTTCTTAATGAATATGGGAACTTCAGAGCAACTCTCGCTTCAGTGCGAAGCCGCAGAACTTCCTGGATACACTCTGAATACGATTGAAAATAAGATTTTTGGTGCGCCGACTCCATTGGCTGGCACTCCCTCATTCGGTGATGTTACTCTCACATTTATTTGCGCTGGCAATTTATGGGAAAAGAAATTCTTCGATGCATGGCTTAACAATATTATTCCAAAACAAACTTATCTTGTGAACTACAAGATGAACTATGTTACAGATATTGTCATTCGTCAATATAGTGAATTTATGCCACTCGATAAATTTGAACTTATGCGAGAAGAGGCATTGCGACAAGATAAAACTCAGCTGGGCGAAACACGACCAACTCTTGCAACAGTCGCAACTATGACACCATTAGATCCAGAACGATTTAATAAACCGCATGTGAGTTATGCTTGTACACTCATCAATGCATTTCCTGTGACAGTAAACGCAATGAATCTGAACTGGGGCACAGACGAGATTCATCGATTGACAGTTGCATTTAAATTTGATCGCTGGTTAACACTCGAAACAGATGCAAGAATTCCAGATGTGTCACCTGTGCAATCAGCGCCAAATGCTGGTGATAATGAAACTGGATCTATTGGTTCGGTTGTGAATACACCAGCTGGTGCTATTCGCACTCAACCAACAAGACCTACGGAGTTTATGGCGCGCACTGGTGGCTATCGAGGATCAGCTTAACATGGAGTAAATTATGGCATTACCGAAAATTAGTTATCCTACATTTGATGTGCATTTGACATCGTTGAATAAAAAGGTAAAGTTTCGACCGTTTCTAGTGAAAGAAGAAAAGTTATTGTTAATGGCAAAGGAAGCAGAAGATCTGTCTTCATTGCTTGATACAGTGAAGCAAATTATCAATAACTGCTGCCTCGATGAGAAGGTAGATATTGAGAATTTACCGCTGTTCGATTTGGAGATGATCTTTATTCATCTTCGACTTCGTTCAGTAGGAGAAACATTAGAACTTACATACAAATGCGAGAATGTTGTTGAAGAAGAGCGATGTGGCAACAGTATGGCATTTGAGGTAGATTTAAACAAAGTAGAAGTTATAGTACCAATAGATCATACAAATAAAATTATGATCTCTGAAGAGATTGGAATGATGCTCAAATATCCTTCAATCAGTATTTCATCTTCGATTGCATCTAGAGTTGACACTTTAGAAAACATTTTAGATCTAATTTATGAACATTTAGATTATGTGTTTGATGACAGTTCAAAGTATGAAGCTGGGTCTGTAACAAAAGAAGAGTTTTATGACTTTTTGGGTTCTTTAAGTCTTGATCAACTTGAAGGATTTAAAGCATTCTTTTCAACTCTACCTTATGTGCAGACATCAAAAGAAGTTACATGCAGCAAGTGCTCCTTTAACCATACAATCGTTGTAAAAGGAATCGACGATTTTTTCGGTTAATGTTTGGTTATGACAATTTAGCGAATTATTTTAATTGTAACTTTGGTTTGATTCAGCACCATAAGTATGCATTGAGCGACATTGAGAATATGTTGCCGTGGGAGCGTCAGACCTATGTAAACATGCTTATGAACTGGTTGAAGGAAGAAAAGGAAAGAATTAAGTTGCAACAACAGCAACAGAAATCTGAGATTGCAAAAGTTACAAGAACTAGAAGAAAACGATGAAGATAAAAACTACAGGTGCTAAAAGTTTAACTGGTCTTAAAGAGAAGAACCGTAAGCGTCGAAGCACTCGAGTGAAAGGTTCAGAAGAGGAAGTTCAAAACTTACTCGAGATGCAGCGTGAGGCTGTCCAGCAGAAAATGGGCGAAGCAGGTGGTGGTGTCATAAAGAAAACCATCGGTGGAGTTAAGGGTCTCCAAGAAGCCTACAATCTTCAAGAAGAATATAAAGTTGCCAAGTCTGGCGTTCAGTCCCGTTATGGTAAATTTGCAAAGGCATTTGGCTTTGCTGATGAGAAGCAAGCAGCGATGATTGATAAACTTTTCGGCAAGAAAGTTCCAGAAGAAGAACTTAAAAAGATGCGCGAGAAGTATAAGATTAAAGATGAAAAAGAAGAGAATGGCGAAGAAAAGAAAGAGAAGGCTACAAAAGGATTAAAGAAACAATCTGAAAAATCTAAACTTCGCGATGATCAGATAACGAAGATCTATGAGTTGTCTGAAAAAATTCATGAGATGGTTGGCGGCATTAAATCGTCAGTTGATGGTATTGCAAACAAACTTCGCGCCAGCCCAGCAAAGGCAGCACCAAAGTCTAAAAAAGAAATGCGTAAACTTGAGAAGAAGGCAGGTCTCAAGTATTCAAAAGAAGCCAGTCGATATCGAGATGAGAAAACTGGTAAGTTTGTAGGCGCAGAAACTGCGCGTCAAAAAATGAATATCGCCCCAACTGCCACTGCAAGCAAGGCTACGGCTGTGGCAACTGCTCCCGCTGCAGGAGCGGCTGGCGCAGCAATGGCACCAACGGCAACAGCATCTCCATCTGTTGATGCAGATCTAAAGAGTCAAACATTAAAAGAAACAGAAGCACCAACAGAACAGAAAGACGAAACTGGTGATAAACTCGATAAACTTTCGAAAGATGTTAAAAAGGCTAATGAAGGAATTGAAGAAATTCTTGATATTTTCTCACTTAAGAGTTTCTATAAACTTATTGGTGGTGCAATTGGATTTGCAGTTCCTTTGTTAAAGAAAGCGATTGAGTTCATTTGGGACATTGGCAGTAAGGGCGTTAAATGGATAGCCGATCTTGCAATGAGTGTTTGGGAGAAGATTCGCGATTTCTTGACTGATGTTAAATTAGATATTCCTGAAATAATGGGTCCTGTTGAGATTGATCTTCCAGGTTTTGACCCATTCACACTCGGACCAATTGGTGGATTTACTTTTGAACCATTTAAGTTTTTGAAAAA